CACCAGAGCACCAGATGCATATGCAGAAGGCCACACGGAATAGCGTGACTTTACCTTGTGGTAGCAAGCATCTTTTGTGCCGCTACCCTTTCCTTTCTTATCCTTTGCCATCAGTTACCCTCCTTTTCCATTCTTTCTTTTGCTCTACGAGGTCCAACACCTTTGTAGATGCGTGATGCTTGCTGTACTTTCTTAGCAGCAGTCTCTTTATCACCAGAAATTCTTGCCTTCCTTGCTACTTCATCTGCCTTCATAGAAGCAGTGTGTGCGAGTTGTGCAGAAATCTCAGTAATATACTTGAGTTGTGACTCATGAATCTCGCTGATTGTTTCAGCAGACAGTTTGGTCATCAATGCATTTGCTTCTTCAAATGTAGATGCAATTTCTTCGTCAATCAGATAGGTGATTACGGTGTCGAATGAATCCAGTTCACCACCTTCTTCCTTCATCGCTCTTGCCAACTTAAGAGCACCTGTTCTGATTCCTCTCTTAACTTTGCTCTTCGCAGCGGAAGCAGCATCCTTAACTGCACCAACAACTCCCTTTGCAGTATCTTTAGCAGCACCTGCTGCATCTTTACCGAGTTTTGCTGCTGCCTTTCCAGTTTCCTTGGCATCGTCAGCAGCTGCTTTTGCTGTATCTTTTACCTTTGACTTTACTCTATCTGCAATATCACCAGCAACTTTTGCTCTAAGTGCTCTGCGCTTTTCTGGATCCTTTGCTCTTGCTGCCAGACCAGGTGCTGGATGAAGATTACGCTTGTTTGCATATGCAGCAACTTTCTTGTCAACTGCCTGGAACTTCGCTTCTCTGCCTGTTTCCTTCGCCTTCTCAACACCTGCCTTAACAGCACTCTTTGCTTCACCTGCCTTCTTTGAGGCAGCAGCAACACCTGCCTTGACAGCAGACTTTACTTTATCTTTTGCTGCTTCTACCTTCTGTCTACGCAATTCTGCATTCTTGCTTGCAGTGGTTGCAGCGTCATCTTTTGCTTGCTGTGCCTTAAACTTAGCACGCATCTCCTTTTGCTTAGGAGTCATTGCCTCGGCAACCTCAACTTCCTCTTTATTCATCTTTGCCTTTGCTTTGGCAATTCTATCAAGGAATGCTTGCCCGCCTTTTTCTTTTTTAATTTCATCATCACTTCTGACTTTACCAACACCAGGTCCGCCAGATTCTTTATCTTTAATTTTTTGGAATCCTGCTTGCTGTGCAGATGCACCATATCCTTCCTTTTGATATTGAGGATGGTCATCCATCTTCATGCCACGCTTTTTCTCAA